ACGGTGGTCAGCCGCATCCTCCAATAGACAGCGTGTTTCCAGAGTTCAAGCATGTTGTACATGTCGATTCTGCTGTAGAGTTTGACCCTAACGAGTCAACATACATATTCATCGACCCCGGTGACCTAGTATATGCCTGCGAGTTTATACAGTTCATAGGTGATGAAGTCTGGGTAGTAGATGAGCTATACGTATCACACTGGACACATGAACAGGTAATGCAGGGTGTACAGAACAAGCCAGCATGGAATAACATCAAAGACGGAGTAATGGATATTGCAGGAACACAACATCATATGGGCCTTGGCAGCGCTTTTGAGGCATGGCACCGAGACACAGGTATCCAGATGTTCGTTAATAAATGGCCTGTTGATGCGGAGCTTGAAAGGCTTCGCTCGGTACTCTCCCTCAACCCTTCTACTGGACGCCCTAGACTCCGCATTAGCCCAAAGGCTCAAGGATTGATTACAGAGATGGGCGGTGGCGTCGCGCCGGTTGCAGGTATCAACAGATGGAAGATACGCAACGGCAAGCCCGAACCGCGCAATGACCATGCATGTAAAGCCTTATCCTATGGGTTGTTAGAGAAGTTTGGTACTACAAGAATAGACGATAGAACAAGTATGGAATCAACATCCTACTTACGACCCAATAGCGGCGATAGTGTATATGATAGTGTGCTATGGCACAATCGTAAAGGAGTGAATCCGTGGCAGCCAAGCTAGACGATATAATATCAGCAAGTGAGCATTTTTACAGTGCGGCGCATCAGCAGATGACTGATTCGGATAATCTGTATAACCAAGACCACGGTCTTAATATTGACTTGCCCGAAAACATAAGCATACATAAGTCTTCTAAGGCTACACAAATCGTAGACAACCTTAGAGACCAGATACGTGTGGACGAGCCTGTTGTGGTTTATCGAGAGCGCAGTCCCAAACAGAAAGACCAAGAGCATAAAGCTCTTATGGAAACATGGGGACAGAATATACTAATGCAGATTAGTCAGGCTGGGATGATTGACCCTCTAGGGCAGGCACCCCATGACCTAATACTACGTGGTGCGGCATGTGTAAAGATTACAGTTTGCGAACAGATGCTTGAAGAGAAGCCACCGAAAGTTAGTAAGCGTGCGTGGGAAGCTGAGATGTCTCACAAACCACACTTTATGATGAAACCTATTGACCCTTTGAACTGCTTTCCCTCACCGGGTAATGAACTTACCTACATGGTAGAGAAGCAGACGAGGCGTGTCATAGATATCCGAGAGTCCTATCCGCACTGGAAAGACCCCAAGGCTAAGAAACTTGGACGCAACCTTACAGACAATCCATTACGAGAAGTTAACTGGGTTGAGTATTGGACTCGTGAAGAATATATAGTTGAAGTCGATGGTGACAGAATAATTGACAAACCCAATCCATACGGCATTATTCCGTATGTCTATCGGTACAGTGGTCTGGGTCGTAACAATGCTGACGGAAATCCTAAACATTTAGCGGTGGGGATTCTCCATAGTATTCAAGGCGAGCTAGAAGCTGAAATTGAAGTGAAGACTGCAATGCGTGCAGCGTGGCAGTATCATGTATTTCCTAGACTACTAACTACTGATGACCCTTCCCAAGTAGCCCAACAATTCCAAAAGGGGCCGGGTGCCGTAATCAAACATGCCCCAGAGCGCCCTCCGCAATGGTTAGACTCCCCACCGCCCAATCAGCATATGATGGAATTTCTCAACTCTATAGACGAATCAATACGCAGGACTATACCAGCCGCTCTCATGGAGAGGCAGGCTGATGCAGGTATTCATCAAGCCATGCTCATTGGGCAGGCGCTAAAGATAATCAGCCCTGTTAAGAAGTCATTGAACTCTATGGGTACCGAGGTATTAAATAAGCTCAGCCATTTAATGAACTGGTTCGAGCTTCCAATGTCTGTTCAAGGCCCGAGAGAAGGCGATTCTGATAGAATGATACGAGGTAAAGACTTTACCCATCACCAATTCGAGGTGACCTTTGAAGCTACTGACCCAAGTGAAGATGATAGGCGGATGCTTAGTGCATTGGCTGTTAAGCGTGAGCCGGGACTTATATCACGCGCCACCTACAGAGAGAAGTTCCTCAAAGGTGTTATACCAAATGGTGAAGAAGAAGAGGAAAAGATAATGGCAGAGGCTGTTGTAGACCAGCTTGTACAGAGCGGAATGCTTGTACAGGAGGTTATGATGCAGTTGCAGGCGCAGGCTCAACAGGAAGCTGCGGCATCAGCATCACAAGGAATGGCTGGCAGAATGCAAGAGCGCATGGGCGGCGCGGCTGACGTGATTGGGGGCTTGGAGAGAAACATAGAAGGTATCATGGGCGGCGGTGAGGGTGGTAGAGTACCAGTAGGCTTAGAAAACGAAGGCGCGGCTAACGCAGGGGTATAAATGGAAAGAGATATAACAGGACGAGCAGTTCAACAGAGTGCTAAGATTGTAGCTCGTGTTATGGAGCGAGTAACAGAAAAGGTACCTCTAGGGCCGGGGCAGGTAAAAATGACCCCAGAAGAGTTAAAGAAAGAGGTAGCACGAATGCGCGGTGAGCCATTACTTAGAATGGCTGAGGTACTGGGTAATGACGAAATACTAGAAGCACTAAGGAATAGATAATGTTTCATAACTACGAACATCTAAATATACTAGGTAAGGTAGCTTATCATACAGGGCCGGGCGCAACACATCCGGGGGAACCGGGTGCTTGGACATTCCATGAACCTCATGATTACCAATCTAATCTTGTAAGAGAAGAAGCAATGGCAGGTTGGGAACAGCCATTTGCGGTACATCCTGTTACAGGAATGAAACATATGGTAGGCGCGCAAGGTGTATGGAATCCAGAAACTGAACAAGTAGAAACTCAGGCAGGGCCGTGGACAGTAGCGCGAAAAGACCCAAACAGAATATTCTGGACTCCAGACGAAGGTGTAAATCCAGAATATGAGCAGCAAAATATAGGTGGGCTACCTTTTGAGGTTGGAGATATATATAGCCAGAACATTCTTCAAGGTGTTGGCACTCCTACATCACAGTCAGCAGCTTATAGGCAGGGACTAATAGAGAATCCATTATATGCAGCAGCATTAGAGCTTGGTATTGCAGGTGGTCTGGGCCATAATCCGTGGATTGATATAAGGTCTCTTCCCCAAGCCGCTGCACAAGCAAAGGACTTACAAACTAGAGTACAGAATGACCCAAACTTAATAGCAGCACTTAATGCTAAAGCTGCTGCACCCGGAACTACAGGTGGGGCTACAGGCGGTGCTGGCGTACCTCCTATGCCTACTGGTAGCTCGCCGCAGGCTGATGGTATTATTGGAGGCATGACGCAAGGTGTAGGACAGGGTAGTGATGGCACTGCTGGAAGCTGGTTGCAGAACTTAGGTATTGCTGCTCCCGGTGCAAACTTAGTTTCGCCTATTACAACTGGTGCTGGATATACAGCGCCTCCTACCAAGACGTCTACCCAGCCAACAACGGCAGTAGGCGATTGGGAAAGTTTGGGCCTCGGATTTGAAAGTACTCAAGGGGATTTAGGAGGCTTTCAAGACCAATCTTCTACAGACTATCTACAAAAACTATTTGGAGGGACGATAGCTCCTGACGCTACTGGTACAGAGCAGGCAACTGTGGCACCTGTCCCGAGTGAGGGAGGTACACTAGCCCCTTCAGATTTAGGAACTCTAGAGCCGTATGCTGCTCCAGTGGCAGGCGTTCCGCCAGTTGCCCATAAACCATTTGAGATAACTGACTATACAAGTACATTAACTGATGATACTACAGTATCTAGTATGGGTTTTAAGTCAGACGTTGCGGATAAGATATTTAAGTCAAGTACGTGGCAGTACCAAGCACCAACAGCAGGTAAGGATTTGGTAGCGCATCCTGATGTTCCGGGCGCTCCTGCTACCCCCGAAGAGATGCGTCTATTCTATGATGAGCTTGGGCAGAGGTCAGATATTAGTAGTAGTCAGATTGCCATAGCTCTAAAAGATTTTAAGTATAATCCTCAATTATCAAGAGAAGTACAGATAGGAGAAATAGCTGAAAAGTTAGTAGGGGCTGATTGGTCTTGGGGAATTGAAGGTGCCTATAAGCTTGTTCCCAGACGTACACGAGCGCTTGAAGGTAGTGCTGAGGAAACTGCTGTAGATGTAGCCACAGAGATACTAAATCAGATGGCTCCTTCGGGAGCCGCAACAGTCACAGTCACAGGTGCTGGCGCAACCCAATCAATGTCTGCTAGTGGGTCGGCAGATAATTATGGCCCCAATGAACAAATAGTGAGCGGCCCCAATACTGCTACAGTAGCATCTTCTGACTTGAACTGGGGCCAAATAATGCGAACTCTAGGGACTGAAACCCAGAATTTTGCTGACCTGTCTCACAAGATAGGAGGCTTTCCAACTAGCGTAGGGGCATTCCACGGCGGCGCGAATATGGATGCCGCACAGTACAGAGATGTATTACATTTTATGGCTCAGGCATCTATTACATTACCTGCTGGAACAACATGGGAACCTGCCGAATATGGTAAGGATGGTAATATAACAAAGCACACTGTACTAACTGTTACTGATGATTTGAAAAAGAATCTAACTCCAGAAGCCCTTCAACAAATTTCGACAGCTCTGGATATGCAGGGGCAGGCAAAAGAAGCCCTACTAAGATATGAAGAGGGCGCAGTACAATTTCATAAAGATTTGGCAACTATGACTTGGAAAGAGAAAGAGTTAATAGAAACAAATAACTTTTCAGCATGGGCAAAAGAGCAAGATGCCTTTTTAAGTAATGCACAGCTTGCTGCCGGGTTTAGCCATCAAAAAGAATTACTCGTAGCGCAAGCTGAAATTGACTACAATGTGTTAGAGAATGAGCAAGCATTTGATGAGTGGAAGACTGGACAGATAATTTCTTCTGATGAGAGGATAGCAAATCTTAACGCCGCGACCAGTTATAGTACTGCCGCTATGGGTGCTACAAGTGACAAGGAGATTGCCGCGCTTCAAGCTGACTCAGCATATTCTATTGCCGAAATGACAACTGGAACGCAAGCTGGAATTGCCGAAATGCAGTCTGGAGTTGACGTATGGGCAGCCAAGTTATCTAGCGATACTCAGTGGGCTATCGCGCAATTAAATAGTTCTACTAAAATAGGACTCGAAGGTACTTTTGGTCAGAAAGTGTCGCATGATATCGATTTGCTAAATAGGGGACATGACCAGAAAATCTATGAGTTAACGCATTCAAGTAGATTAGAAATGGGGTTAGAAACTCATAAAGGCAATATTGACCTAGTAAAGATTGAAGCTAATAAATATGCCGAGCTAGAACTAATAGGTAAAAAATATGAGTTAGAAGGGGCGCTCCAAGTACTCCGTGACTCTGGTGAAATGGATAGGCTTGTTAAGGAAATAGTAAGTAACGAGCTTATTGCAGGGCATACGATAAGTGGTGAAAATGCACGAGCCGCTGCCGAGATAGCGTCTAAGGCCGCACTTCAAGAAGCGCAGTTATCCGCTATGGCAGCTAACCTATCTACTGAAGCGTTGAATGCGCTTAATCAAATTGAAGCCGCAGGATTCCAAGATAGGTTAACTCAGGAAGCCAAGATACTTGCAGACCAGTTATTGGAGACCCAGCGAGGCGAACATGCCCTAGCAGCTATAGGCGCTACAGGTGTGCAAGACCGGGCGACAATGGTAAAGAAGTTTGAGCTAGAAGACGAACAACTGAGACTGCGTGAAGAACTTCGCGCCCTTCCAACACTTGATACCGGCTCTCCTATTGAACTTACTCGTCAGGTATCACAGAACTATACTACAACACTAAATAACGCTATAAGCCAA